TCACCGGGAATAACTTCGCCGCACCGTGAGCGGCCGCCGAGACGGGCAGAGGGGAGAGCACGCTAATGGCAATGGATGCGGGGACTAATTATTTCACGTTTCCCGTGAGCGGCCAGGCGACCGACGCCGGCAACGCCGTGGCGGGGAACGTGACGACGACGGGCGATAAGGTGTTCTTCGTCGCGCCGGATGGCGTGGACATCGTCGAAGTCGGCGCGCTGATCGGCACGGCAACGGCGGCGACGGCCTATGTCTTCACGGTGGCGACGGCGCCCGCCATCGGCGGCAGCTACACCGTGCAGAATACGGTCACGGGGCCGGCAGCGGCCCTGGCCACCGGGACCGCGCTCCGGCGGAACGTCAAGATCCATCTGGAGAAGGGCCAAGTCTTGCGGTTCAGCGTGACGGGGGCCCCGGCCAGCGGCACGGCGCAGTTCTACGCGAAGGGCTATCCGGCGGGCGCGCGGTCGGTCGACGTCATCAGCACGACCTGATGGGAGCGTGACGCATGGCGAACATCACGCTGGCAGAAATCACCTATAGCCAAGTCGATCGGCTCGTCGACGCGCCTGGCAAGATTCGGCGCAATGTCTTGATCTCGTTTCCGACGGGCGCGAACGCCGGCACGAACAATGGGTATACGACGGGCGGCGTGGCCGTCGACAAACGGGCGCTCGGCTGCCCGATCCGTGTCCAGCGCCTAGATGTGATCGGACTGACGCCCGTGGCGGGCGCGAGCAATCCCGGCTGGATCTGGAACGGCGACGGCAACAATCCGAAGCTCGTCGCGATGGCAAACGCGGCAGCCGGCGGCGGGGATGCGGAGCTGGCCGCGGCCACCGCGATCCCGGCGACGCAGGCGCTCTATTGCGAAGTGGAAGGCTATTGAATGATCCCGGTGCTGGAACCCGTCCATGTGCTCGAGCTCGATCGGGCGACGATGAAGATGGAGATCGTGCGGATCAATCCGACGCGGCACTTCGCCCACATGTGCCCGACCGGTGCCGCGCTCTTTACCTGGCAGAATGGCAACTGGTTCGGCACGGGCGGCCAATGGATCGAGAACCCGGACGAGGTGCCCTCTGAATATCGCCAGACCATGGCGGACGTGCCCGTCGTCGTGAGCGCGAGCGGCCCGGCGGTCGTGGCGGTTTGCGAATTCTGCGGTGCGAAGATGAATCGGTCGGAGAAGGAAGCGCATCTGATCGAGCACGTCCGCAAGACGATGGCCGACGCTGGGACGCCGCAACCGCCCGCCGCCCCGTCCCCGCCACCGCCGCGCGAGCGCAGTAAAGCCGCCGCGGCCTAACGGACGCCCATGGGAGTGACGGCCCGCGCCATCTTCCAGGGGCATATCGACGGGCTGACGGCATCGTCGCTCACGCCCGAATCGGTGCCGCTCGGCGCCGCGTGGGCCTTTGACCAAGCCGTCGGCCAGATCGCGCCCGTCTCCTGGCCGCAAGGGACGACCCAGCTCGTCGTGCCGACCGGCGCGACGATGCTGATCGTGATCCCGCCGTCGACGAATTTGACTCCGATCGTGCTCAAAGGGGCCATGGCAGATACTGGGATTCCCTCCAGCCCCAATTGCGCCAGCGTGTTGGCCTTCCCGCAGACGGGCGGGCCATCTCCGCTCTTTGTCCAGCTGACCGCCCCCGTATCGGGTGTGCGGCTGATCTGGCTGTGAGCAGCGGGGATGAGCTACCTGGCGACGGCAGCCGATCTCAAGATCGATGGCTTGTTCTTGGCCGGGGAGCCGACGGATGGGAATTCGCAGTATGACGCACTCTGCTACGAGTGGCTGACCACCGTCGCCCGGGCGCTCATCTCGGGTGGCCAATTCGGTCCGTCCGCCCTCGAGCCCGTCGACTGGCTCTGGGCGCGTGCCTGGCCGCGGGGCACCATCCAGCTGACGCAGCCGGCCAATCAGACCTATACGGCCAGCTTGACGGTGACGATGGGCAGCCAAGCGGCGGTGGCCGTGCCGATGCTGCCCGATCCCGTCGATCTCGCCGGCTGGCGGATCCAGCAGGATGGGACGCCGGCCCGCCATCTCGTCAGCGTCAGCCAGCAAGATCGCATCAACACGCAGACGCTGATCACGCTGCAAGAGCCGTGGACGGGCGCCAGCATGACCACGGCCAGGTGGGTGGCCTATCCCGATACCTATGAGCTGCCGACGGATTTCGTCCGCGGGTTGTCGCCGCTCTTCATCCAAGCGTATCCCAGCTTCGGGCTGCCCTACACGATCGACGTGATCGAGCCGGCCGATCTCGACCGCTTCTATCCGCAGATCTGGCCGATGGGCGCCGGCCGCTCGACGGGCGGATTGCCAATCGCCGCGGCGCGCGTGGATGAAACGAAGCTCCGGTTCTCACACTTTCTGAACACGCCCGATGCCCCGTATCCCGTCCAGATCGAGTTTGATTACATCCGCCGGCCCGATGTCCTGGGGGAAGGAAGCGTGCCGCCGATGCCGGCGCAGCATCGCCGGACCCTCTCCTATGGGCTCGCCTATCTCATCTTGGCCGATAAGGACGACAACACCGCGGCCATGGTCTGGCAGCAATTCCAAGCGCAGCTGAAAGCGATGGCGGACGAGTACCGACGCACCATGCGCCGCATGTCGACGCGCTGGGGCGTCGTGCAGCCGTCGCGCGTGACGGCCGCGTGGGGGCCGCCGCTCTGGACGACGGGCGGCCTACCAGTTTGGAATTGGTAATGCAAGCTCGCCCAATAGTTGGTTTTCCAGGCTACCGTGTCGATGTGGAGGGCACTATTTGGAGCCGCCGGCCATTGGGCGCGAATCGACCGGCGCATGGCTGGCGACGGCTTATAGCCGGCGCAGTGGGGAATGGTTACCTAGCCGTGGGGCTTTACTGCAATGGGCGGCGATATCCCCGACGCGTGGCTGCCCTGGTCCTTGAAGCATTTGTGTCGCCGCGTCCTTCGGGAAAACAGGTATGCCATTCCGATGGTGACAAACTCAACAACCGCCTGGCGAATCTCCGGTGGGGCAGCGTCCAAGCGAATGCATTTGATCGCGATGATCATGGCCGAATCGCGCGCGGCGAGCGGCATGGGAGCGCCCGTCTTCGCACCATCGACGTCCGCAAGATTCGGGCAGCACTGCAGCGCGGGGTGAAGCAAGTCCGGCTTGCGAAACAGTATCGGGTGGCCCCGACTACTATCAGCCAGATCCATACCGGGCGCCGCTGGGGATGGATCGAGTAGCCATGCCGCAGCAAGGGCAACCGTTCTTCGTCCCGCTCGGCACGTCGGGCATGGTGGCGCATCCGAACCGCTGGCGGGCGACGCCTGGCGAGATGGTGCTGGCGCAGAATATCACACTCGAAAACGATCTCGTGAACAAAGAGCCGGCGGCCACCTATTACGATCCCGCTGGGATCGATCAGCTCGTCTTCACCGTCGCGTGGTCCCCGTTTGCGGGGAGCGCGCCATCGCTCCAAATGGCGCTCTGGTACGATGCGCTGCCGACGACGACAATCATCGATCGGACGGTAATGATGGGCGTCGTGGGCACCGTGCCATCCCCGTGGACGCAGCCCATTGCCGCCGCGCTCCCCGCCGGTGCCGTCCATGCCGTGCGCGTGACGTCGCTCGGCGGCAGTGCCAGCGCGGTGACGGATGCCCGCGGGACGGTCTACACGCTCGCCGCCGATCAGACGTATAGCAGCGGCGGGTTCACGCTGCGCGCGCAGCTCTGGATCGGCATCCTAGCCGGCCCGCTGGCCGTCAACGATCTGCTGACCGTGACGCCGATTCCGGGCACGACGAAGGCCACCATGATCGGGACGGCATTCGTTGGCATGCCGCTGCCGCTGCGGCTGCGCTCGAAAGTGATGGGCGCATGGGACTCGTCGAGTAGCGCGGTTTTGGATGGCAACACACAATCCTATCCCATCGTCGGGATCGGCGTCGGGATGTCAACGGCCACCAACGTCACCGTGGATTTTACGCAAGGCGGCTTTACGCTCGCCAGCAATGCCGTGCTGAATACCGGGGGCCATAGCCAGGCGAGTCTCACGATGCCCGTCAGCTGGGGCCCGAGTAAGATCGTGACGCAGATCCAATGGACGCCCGACAGCACGTCCACGATCTCGGCGAGCCCGATCAGCGTCACGGCTGGCTCCAATCAAGTGACGGCTCCGACGGCGCTCGTCAACGCCGTCCGGCCCGGCGATACGCTGATCATCGGCGGCGAGCAGCAAGTCGTCAACGGCACGTGGGCCAATGGCGTGACGACGCTTGCCCCCTGGGCGACGACGCAGACCGTCACCGCGGCCACGCGCATCGCGGGCCCCGTGCTCGTGACGGCGCTGAATGATAACCGGACGACGCAAGGCTTTTTGCTCGGTGAGCAGCCGCTCAGCGGCAGCAATGGCAGCCATGGCAACCTCGATTATCAAACATTCGTCTCGAATCTCGCCCAAGTCCGTCCTGGCCGCTTCATCATCGGTGGCAAAGAAGTCGCGACGAATCTCCGGAAGCTTTTTTTCCTGAACGCGGTCGATCCCGTGCAAGTCGTGCCGGGGGATGCAACCTATGGAGCCGCCATCGCCAAGCCTGCGCTGGATTGGGGCACCGTCCGCGATCCGACGAAGCAACCGATCAATGGAATCGTCCATTCCGGGCCCGCGGGCCAAGATTCGCTGATCATCTTCGGCAATCTGAACGATCCGCACCGCATCTACTTGTCGGTCCCAGCGGATCATGAAGATTTCCAAACGACGACGCTCGGCTCGTCGTCGACGATGAGCATGCGCCTGGCATCGCATATCGGCCGCCGGCTCTATGGGGCCGCCGAATTCCAAGGCGTGCTCTACTTCTGGAAATACCCGGCGGGCATCTTCTATCTCGACGACACCGTCACCGATCGCACGCAATGGGGCTATCGCATTCGCTCGACGGCGCTCGGCTGCGCGCCGAGTCCGCATGCCGTGCTGGCGACGGATGATGATGTGATTTTCTGCGATCCGCAGGGCCATTTCCATCTCTTGTCGGCGGTGGCGACACTGGGCGGCACGCGCGATTCCGACATCACACGCGCGCTCGGGCTCCATAGCTGGACGCATGATACCGTCGACATGAAAGCCCTGAATACGCTGGTCTCGTCCTATGATCCGCAGACGAAGACGGCCTGGTTCGGGCTCCGCAGCCTACAGGCGCCGCCGAATAACCCGGGGGATAACGATCTGGTGATCCGCTGGGACTTGACTCAGATGTCATCAGGCGGCGTGCCGCGCATGACGACATCGCGCGTCTGGACGCCGAATTCCCTGTGTATCAAGCAGCGCAATTACAACGGCCGCGCCAGCATGATGATCGGCGAGTGTGGCAATTGCTGGTTTGTCGAACCGCAAACGTACGGCCGGCGGACGAACTACGATTATGTCGCGAACGCGGACGCCCCGCAGGGGATCGCGATCCAGATCGATCTCCCCGAGCTGGAATGCGGCCAGCTCGGCGCGACGGCGGCTGGGACGTCGACGCAGCCGAACCTGGCACGGCGGAAAGCCTTTCGCGCGATCGAACTGGTCACGCAGGATTCGCTCAATACCGGCGAAGTGCTGACCATCGCCATGGACGTCGACGGCGTGCGGCGCCAATCGCTTGGCTTCCCGCAGCTCACCAATCGCCGCCGGCTGCAGACGCTCAAGGTCGGCGACGGCTACGCCTGTACGCCGCATCTGTCGACGGATGGCAGCGTCGTCGGCGATTTCCCGATCATCGGGCTGATCGTCTACTTCGATCTGCTCGGCTCTGACAATTCGCGGAAGTCGTAACGATGCCCCGCCCACTCTTCTCCCATGCGCTTGTTACTTCGACGCCGCCGGATATCCCGCCCGTCACGCCGAGCACTATCGGGAACGTCTTGACGGTGACCGGCACGGGGCCAAACGGCGCGCCGCGCATGAATTGGCAACCGCCATCGGGCGGCAGCGGGGGCGGCTTGCCGAGCGGCGTCGTCCCCGCAGGCGATCTCGCCGGGTCGAGCTACCCGAGCCCCGTCATCGCGACGGGGGCCGTCACGCGCGCGAAGACGGCCACTGACTTGTGGCTGGCGCCCGTCCCGACGAGCGGCAACGTCGGCCAAGTGCTCGGCGTGACGACGGGCCCCGCGCTCGCCTGGCAGGCGCCGCTCGCCGGGCCGACAGGCCCGCAGGGGCCGGCGGGGCCGACGGGCGCGACGGGACCGCAAGGACCGACGGGCGCGACGGGACCGCAAGGACCGACCGGCGCGACGGGTCCACAAGGAGCGCCGGGGCAGTCGAGCAGCGTCATCGACTATCGGTTCTCGACGGCGACCGCCGCGCCGCCCGCGTCAGGGTACGTGCAGCTGAATGCCGCGACCGCCAGCGCCGCGACGCTGATCTGGATTCACTATACGACGAACGCGAACAACGATCTGACGGTGGTCATCAAGGGGCTCCAGGTCGGCTCCAATCTCTACCTCCAAGACAAGGCCGACTCCACGCGATTCGCGAAGTACCAGATTACCGCGACGCCCGTCGACAACGGCACGTATGCGGCGGTCGCCGTGACATGGCTCAGTAGCGGCACGGGGGCGGCGTTCACGAACAACGAGTCTATCTTTCTCGGGGTAATTGCTGTCGGGCAGCCCGGCCCGGTCGGTCCGCAAGGGCCCGCGGGGCCGACCGGGCCGCAGGGACCGACCGGGGCGACGGGCGCGCAAGGGCCGGCAGGCGCCACGGGGGCCACGGGGCCGACGGGACCTGGAGTCCCGGCGGGCGGGACGACAGGGCAGCAGCTCCAGAAGTCAAGCGCGACTGATTACGCGACGGCGTGGGTGACGCCGCCGACGCTCCCGACGACGCTCCCGCCGTCGGGTCCGGCGGGCGGCGATCTCGGCGCCGTCGGCTCGACCTATCCCAATCCGACCATTGCGCCACTCGCGGTGACGAATGCGAAGATCAACGACGTCGCCTGGAGTAAGATTACCGGCGCCCCAGCTAGCTTTCCACCATCCGGCAGTGCCACAGGCGATCTTTCGGGCTCTTTCCCCTCGCCCGGCGTTGCGAAGGTCAACGGCGCGGCGCTCGGCACCACCACGCCGCTCGCGCGTGGTGACATCCTCGCGGCGAATGCGACGCCCGCCTTGAGCCGCTTGGCACTCGGCACGAATGGCCAAGTGCTGCAATCGAACGGTACGGATGTCATCTGGGGCACGCCGCCGGGTGGTCCCCCGTCGGGCAGCGCCACGAATGACCTGAGCGGGAGTTATCCGGGACCCACAGTAAGCCGGCTGAATGGTCAGACGTTGACGTCGGGAGATATCTATTATGTCAACGCCACGCCCGCGATCACGCGCCTCGCAGCCAATAACCTTGCGACGAAGAAGTATCTGCAAAGCGTGTCCAGCGGGGTGCCGTCGTGGCAGCAAGTTGCGTACGCCGACGTCTCGGGCACGCCAACCAGCCTGCCACCGTCGGGCAGCGCCACAGGATCGCTCGCCGGCTCCTATCCAGCGCCGACATTATCGACGACGGGCGTCACCGCCGCCACGTATGGGAATGCGACGCAAGTACCGCAACTTGCTGTCAGCGCCGAAGGCCGCATCACGGCGGCGTCCAACGTGGCCATCGTTCCACTGATTGCCATCGGCACCACCGCCCCGGCGTCACCGCAGGCCGGTCAGCTCTGGTGGCGCAGCGATACGGGGCGCCTGATGCTCTACTACAACGATGGCACATCATCCCAATGGGTGCCGACATCGCCGTGAGCGATGCCGATGCCAAAGCCACTCTTTCAGACGCCCGCCAGCTCGCCGATGATCGCGGCGCCCACCATCACGGTGACGGGCGTGGCGACCTATATTGGCACGACGCCACCGCCGTCGCCCAGCGTGGGACAATTCTGGTGGCGCTCGGATACTGGGCGGCTGTTCATCTACTACGACGATGGCACGTCGAAGCAATGGGTGCCGGCCGTACCGGCCTAGCAGAAGGGGACGCGCATGGCGGCTCTCGACTTCCCGAGTAGTCCGACGCTGAACCAGCAATATACGGGGCCGAACGGCGTCACCTACCAATGGGACGGGGCTGCCTGGGTCACCATCGGGAGCCCGGCGGGCATCTGGACCGACACCGGGACGACGCTGACGCCGACCGGGGCGACGCGGACGGTCACGGTGACAGCCTCCGGAGGACAGATCACGCTCGGCGATGCGACGATCAAAGCGACGCTCGACCAAGGCACCACGGGAAATTCGGTGCTGGCAATCCACGAAAACCACCCGTGGTCGCCGCAGGATACGACGAAGGCGAGCTATGCGTTGTTCTTGGATTCGACGAATGATCGCGTGTTGATCTATCGCCGGGCACCAGGCGCGGCGGCGGGCACCGTGACGCAACCGTTCCTCCTCGACAGCGCGGGCAACCTGACGCTCATCGGGTCGAATAATCCGGTCGTCCTCGGCAGCCGCACCGTGAAAAGCCGGCTCCTCGCACTGACGACGGTGGATTATTCGGGCATTACCAATAACCAGCAATGGACCGGCTCGGCCTTCGTCCGCGATGATGCTTCCAAGAGCGGATGGATAATCTACACGCGGCTCGATAGCGATCAGTTCGCGGTCGATTATATGAGCACCGCAGGCCAAAGCTTTAACAATCTCAATCAGACGGCTGGCGGGGATTTGACCATCCGCGGGTCGAACGCGACGAAGGCCAGCGGCACGACCTGGGCGAATCCCTCCGACCCGCGCCTGAAGGACGACGTCATACCTTATCCGCACGGCCTTGCGGACATCCTTCAGCTCGAACCCATCAGCTACACGCTGAACGGCCTTGCTGGCACTCCAGCGGGGATGCGCTCCTGCGGCTTCGATGCGGAAGCGGTGCGCGCGATCTTTCCTGACTGCGTCAGCTCGACGAGAGGAAAGCTCCATCCCGACGACGAGGAGGAGAGCGATATCCTGGCCCTCGATATCCACGGCATCCTAATCGCACTCGTCAATGCGGTGAAAGAACTCGCCGCGAAGGTCGGGTGACATATGCCCGCAGTCAGCAAAGCGCAGCAACACTTCATGGGGATGAAATACGCGCAAGCGAAACGCGCGAAGAGCGGGAAGGCGTCCATGGATGGCTCAAGCATGACAGCGAACCAGCTCCGCGATTTCGCTGGGACGAAGACGAGCAAGCTCCCGGGCCATGTGAAGCCGAAGAAGAAAGGGGCCGATCTCGGCGATGCCCTGCGCGTAAAGAAGCCGACGGCCACGGGGAGATACTAGGATGGCGAAGCAACCACCGCTCGGATCGGGCGCGCGTTTCTCCAAGCTCGCCGGCTCACTCGCGAAGCGGCCCGGCGTCAAGAATCCCGCTGCGCTCGCCGCGGCGATCGGCCGGAAGAAGTACGGCCCGAAGAAGTTCGCGAAGCTCGGGGCCAAGAAGGCGGCGCCGAACCGGCCGAACCCGCCGACCATCCCCAACGCGCCTGTGGCACCCCCGCGGCCCCGGCCGGCGCTCGGCGTCGGGAGCTTTGAACCGACCGTCAAGCCGCCCGGGCTCGGTGGCCGCTACTGAGCCCCTTCCGGGCATAGAGAGACGGCATGAGCCCTGAGGAACGCGTGGCCATCCAGACGGTGGTGGTCGAGACGCTGCAGGCGGAAAGCCAGCGCGTGCCGACGCTGCTGATCGATACGCTCTTGAGTGGCGACGGCTATCAGCTGGTGCATCAGATCTTGGCCCAGCAAGCCGCCGCGGCTCGGCAGCGGGCGGATACGCTCGGCGAGCTCCTGCGCCGCATGACGGCGGCGGCGACGCCGGCTGAGCCCCCGGCGGCCGAGCCCCCGTCCCCACCCCCACCGGCTCCCGCGGCCGGGAGCCCCACGATCGTGCCCGCGCCGTATCCCCGGGCCGGCTTCGGGAGAATCTAACCATGGCCGGCATGGCGGGCGCTGGGGCGGGCTTCGGCGTCCTTGGGGGCACGCTCGGGGGGATCGGCGATATCATCTCGGCCTTCGGCTACAAGCGCCCCAAGCTGCCCCAGCCTGGTGGCCAAGAACTGCGGCTGCGGGACATCGTGCAAGATCAGCTGATCGGCGGCGGGCTCCAATATGCCGCCGGCCAAGCCCTCTACAATCAGCTGACGCCGACGCTGCTCAGCATGCTGCCCGGGATGACCGTCACGGGCGGCGGTGGCGCAACCGGCGGCGGGGGCACGGATGGCACGGGCAATCTCGGCATGCCGTCGGGGGCGACGCCATCAGCCGGCGCGGCCGCCAGTCCGATCCAGCAAAACTATCAAACCGCACTCAATAACTACCAAGCGACGGTTGGCCGCAATCAGCAGATTCAAAGCCTCAAGGCGCAGCTGAAGGGCATGCCGAAGGGCGATGCCAATCGGGCCGGCGTGCGGCAGCAGCTCAAGGGACTCAAGCAAGCGCGTAAAGGATCGCCCACCGCGCCGCAGCTGGAACGCGCCGTGTATCAAGGCGCTTCGGCGCCGCCATCGTTCAGCGTCGGCGCGCCCGGCAGCGCGCCATCGGATAGTGGCGCGGGGCCGTTCGGCAATCTCGCGCCGTCGACGGAATCGACGCTGGCGCAGATCCTGGGCTTCCTGCATGGCTCGACGGGCCAGACGCCCGCCGTCAGCGCGCAACCACCAGGGACGAGCCCGCTCGGGCCATCCGGTCCATTTGGCACTGGTAGCCAGCCGCCGGGGACGAGCCCGCTCGGCCCCAGTGGCCCGTTCGGCAGCGGCAGCGCGGTGCCCGATTTCTCCGGCAACTATCAGGCGGGTCGCACTATCAGTCCGGCGGCGCCGCCGAGCGCGCCACCGCTCTACAGTCCACCCACCAGCTACCCGTAAATGGCCGCAGCGAAGAAAAAGGCTCCGACGCCCCAGCCCCCTGCCCGGCCGGCCCGGCCTGCGGTCCGCGCAGCCGCCGCGCCAAAAGGGAAAGCCGCGAAACGGGCGCGCACACCGCAGCCGCCCACCCCACCCCCGCCACCGACGGCGAGCACGGGGGGCAGCTACGGGCTCCAATACAATCCTTCACTCGAGAGCCAGCTGAACCAGCCGTATCAGGACGTGATGGCGACCGGCGCCATGTCGCAGCTGCCCGGGGCCGTCAACGCGACGGGGGGCGCGTTCGATCTCGGGAACCTCTATGGCCAGCAAGGAGCGGGCACGCTCGGCGCCTACGGTGCGGCGCTCGGCCCCATGTCGCAGCAGATGCAGGGGCTCTCCAATCAGATTCTCGGCTACCAGGCGGGGACGACGGATCTCGCCGATCCGATGCTCAAGCAGAATTACCAAGTGCAAGGGCAGCAGCTGCACGATCAGCTGCGCGCGCAGCTCGGGCCAGACTATGCCAACAGCTCCGCAGGCGCGCAGGCGCTGGCGCTCTTCAATCAGACACAGCAAAACGCGCTCGCCGAGTCGGCCTATAATACCTATCAAGGTTATCTCGGGCTCTATCAGCAGGGCATGGGCCAGCTCGGCCAGGCGGCGGGGACTCAGGCGAACACGTACGGCGCGCTGAGTGGCCAAGGCTACAACCAAGCGCTCGGGCTGCGCGGTGGCCAGCTCGCCGGAGCTGGCGAGATGCTCCAAAACACCGGCACCCAAATGGGGCTCTATGGGATGGTCCCGACACAGATGGCCAATTTCGGCACGGGCATGGCGGGACTCTCGTCTGGCGCCGTCAGCGCGCAGGGGCCCTATCAGCAAGATCGGGCGCTGCAGGCGCAGATGTCGACCTATCCGACGCAGACGCAATTCATGGGCCAGATGATGGGCCAGAGCGGCAACCGCTGGGCCAGCATCGGCAGCAGCATGATGGGCGGTGCCGGCGGGATCTCGAGCGCCGGCGGCCACGCGGGCGGCGGCTGATGGCCGGCGCGCCGGGCCCATGGGCAAGCGGCTATGTCTTCCCGACGCTTGGCGACGTCGGCGGCACCGCCGGCACCGCCCCACCACCGCCGGCTGGGGGGCCCGATCCGGGCGTAGGCGGCACGCCACCATCGGGGCCGCCGCAGACGCTGGGCGACAATCAGCAAGCCGGCCAGCCGGATCAGGGCCCACCACCGCCCGGGCAGCCGCCGCCGTATCTCGGGACGGGCACGTTTGGGCCCGCGTTTCAGAAGTATCTCGAGCTGACCCAGGGCGCCTATGCGCCGAGCAAGCGGCCGTATCTGCCAGAATCGACGAAGCCGGGGCTGCTCGCCAATCTCTTCAGCTTCGGCATGGCCGGGCTCGCAGATCGCGATTATCGCATGGCGTACAACGCGGGGGTGGATCGCTTCAACGCCGGGCTGGACGCGAAAGCGGCGCATGATGCGATGGAGCTGACGGGGCACGATGCCGCGCAGCAGATGCGGCTCCAGGGCATTCAGCAAGAATCGCTCTGGAAGCAATACGAGATGATGCGCCAGTTTTACCAGGATCAACTGCAGCAAAAGGGCTTCCGGTACAAGACGACATCGGGGCCGCCGAAGTCCGAAGGGGAAGAAGTCGGGCAGAATCAATACGGCGCTGAGACAGGCTTAGTACGCGTCCCAAGCAAGGAATTCCCCGGCCGCTACGAATGGGTCTCACCGGGCAGCCGCGGCGTGAGCTCCGATTCGCCGCTCGGGCAGCAATACGAACGCGGCGGTGGCGGTGGAACGGCTGGTGATGGTAGTGGTGGGGGCCGACCGGCCGGGCCATGGGCGAGCGGCTATGAATTCGGTGGGACGGCTGGCGGCCGTGGCGGTGCGCCACCTGCCAAGCCGGCGGCGACCGGACCACCGCCGAGCGGCGAGCAGCCCCCAGTGCGCCGGCCGCCGCAGAGCTTTGCCGAGCTGCGGCGGCAGAAATACGAAGACGCCGCCGCTGCCGAAGTGGAAAAGGCGCAGAAGACGGCACAAGCCGAAGGGCAGATGAACGGCGACAAGATCCGCGTCTACCTGAATGATCCGATGTGGGATCAATCGCTCGCCGTCTTGCCGAGCGCGAAGACGCCGATCTCGGCGCTACTCAAGGCGCAGGCCAACAAGCTCTGGTTCATGGCGAAGGGCGAGACCGGCGACGATCGGATCGAGTACATGCGCGGCGCGGCGTCGAACATCATCCCGCAGATCAAAGCCTACGCGGCATCCAAGGGGCTCCGGATCACGATGCCGGAAATCGAGATGTTCGGCGAGCCATGGAAGAAGCTCGCCGAAGGCGGCATGACGCAAGAGCGCGCGCAGGCGTTTAAGCGGATGGTGCTCAAGCGCCTGCAGCAGATCGACGATGCCGCCGCGCAGCGGACGCCGAGCACGACGGAGACTCCCACCACCACCGGCCGTATGACGCCGTCGTCGGCTCCGAGCGCCCCGCAGCTGCCGAGTGCGGGCCGGACGTCGAGCGGCATCCAGTACGAATTTCTGCCCTAGATGCCCGCCATCCGTCTGACGATCAACGGCCAGCCGCAGACGGTCAACGTCGATCGGCTCCCGTCGACGCCGGAAGAGCTGGACGAGATCGTGGCGCGTGCGCCGGGCGCGGCAGGCGCTACGCCGCCGAGCGGTGGCCAGGCGCCCGATCAGCCGCCCGCGCCGCCCGATGATTCGACCTGGTATGAACGCGCGGGCGGCTATGCCAAGCAGAAAGTCCTGGAGTTCGGCGACGCCGCGCAGCGGCTCGGGATGGATATCGCGTCCAACCGCGCGCGCGCGCAAGCGATTGCCGCAGGCGCCCCGGCGCCCGATCCCAATCGCTCCTGGTGGGATACCGGCGGCGATATCCTCACCGCTGGGGGCACGATTGTCGCGCCGGAATTGACGGCTGCAGGGACGGGCGTCGGTGCGGGTCTGCGGGCCGCCGGCGTGTCGCCCGAAACGGCGGATGTCGCCAATGCCGTGACGCAGCTCGGGCTCGGTGGCGTCGAAGCGTACCGCGCCATCAGCGCCGCGCGGAAGGCAGGCTCTGCCGCCGCCGTCGTCAAAAGCCTAGCCGGCGAAGCACCGGAAGCCGCGCCGAAACTCGCAGGCGAAGCACTCGAGACAGCCGTCCCAGCCGCCCAGCGGGAAGCCGCCCAAGGCGCCCGCGCCGCCACCTATGGGCCAGCCAAAGAAGTGGCCAATCTGCCAGGGCCGCCAGCACCAGGGACAACGGGCTTTGTCGCCAGCGCAGAAAGCCCGCTCGGCCAACGGCTCTATCATGGGCTGACCGATCTGCAGCAAAGCCACGGCGAAGTGATGTCGCGCGGTGAGCGACAGGCCACCAATGCGATTCTCGATGCAATCACGGGCGGCAAGACGTCTGCCGGCGAACCGATCACGCCCGATTATAATTTTCTCGATAAGCAGCTCCGGATTTCCAAGCTCGGTCGGCCAGGGACGCCAAAGACTGGTGGCGTCAGCGATCTGATCGAAGGCTCCTTGAATGAGATGCTCAAGGGCACGCCGGCCGAAGGATTACGCGAAGCGGGCGCCGAAGCCTGGAAGCCGATCACCGCGACGCGGGAAGCACTCCAAAAGCCGATCATCCGCGCAGCCCGGAAAGCCGATCCCATCACGGCCTTCAATGTCGTCGGCGGCAGCTTTACGAATCCAAGCAAGGCGATTCTCGCCCGCGATCTGCTCGCCGAGAATCATCCGGACGTCTGGGCGAAAGTGAATCAGGGTTTTTACGGCAATATCTTCTCAAAGGCGGGCGGGGACGCGACGAAGGCGGGCGCCATCTGGGGCAAGGTCGATCCGGGCGTCAAAGCTGTCTTCGATCCGGACGGGATCGCCGATCAGGCGTTCCAGCGGATGGCGAAATGGCAGAAAGCCGGCAAGGGCTGGAGCCTCGCCATGAAACCGCTGGCGGCCGCGACTGCGATCACAACGGCCGTCAAAACTGGCGAGCTGACGCCGGCCGTCGAATTACTCTTCGCCGCCCATGAGCTCCCGATCGCCAGCGTCGCCGGCAAGCTCGCCAAAGGCGCCGAGTATGGCGGCCCGACGTTCGCCCGGGGCGTCGCGAGTGCCGCCGTGCCGGCGCTCCGAGTCTACAACGCGGGCCCGAGCGGTGATCCCTTGCTCGACGCTGCAGAGAAGGCGAGCCAAGGTGGCGGCGTCGAATCACTGACGGACCCAGCGGCACCGGCTGCCGCGCCCGCGCCGGCTGACACGGGTGCCGAGCGCGGCCCGGCATATCCGTCGCCCGCGTTTCGCGAGCCGGGCGACACCGACGGTGGGATGGCGCGCCTGCCCGACAACAGCAACGTCCCGATCTATCGCGCCCCCCGCGGTTTCGTCTTCCATCATTCAGGCGGCAGCTCGCTCAACGAGCTGGTGACGACGCTGCAGCGCCGCGGGCTCGGCTCCGAATATCTGATGGATCGCGACGGCAAAATCTACGCATATGGTCGCCCGGGTTCGTCGCATATCGAGCCCAACGATCGGTGGCGCGGGAACGCGCCGGGGCTGACGAATGCCAATTCACTCGGCATGGAAATCGTGGCGAAGGATGACAGCGATGTCACGCCGGCCCAGATCGCGGCGGCGAAGCAATTCATCGCGAAGAACTATCCGAACGTGCCCGTCTACGGGCACGGGGAAGTGAATCCTGGCCACAAGCAGGCGAACGAAGGGATGGCGGCCGTCAACGCCATCCGCGCCGATCGCGGCGGCCGCGGGCCATCTGAGTCCGCGCTGGCCGCAGACACGCGATCAGGGACCGGTGGCCGCTATCCACGGGAATATGGCGGCGGCTGGGATCGCGAGATCGGCGCCATCGCGCACGTGACGGGCATTCCGGAAAACCTGATGCGGGTCGTCATCCACCGCGAATCGAGCGGCAATCCGCGCGCACTCGCCCCAGACGGTGGCCGGGGGCTGATGCAGCTGATGCCCGCGACGTTCCGGGACTACGCGCCCCGGATCGAAGCGATCACCGGGCGGCCGGCGGACATTGACGATCCGATCGACAACATGGTCGCGGGCGCACTCCATCTGCGGGACGATCTCGACGTGACGGGCGGCGATCTGCGGCGCGCGGCCAAGCGCTATAATTCCGGCCGGGCCGATTCGATGCATCCGGCTGTCGTGGACTATGGCAACGACGTGGTACGCCGCTTCGCCTTCTTGGAACGCCAGGGCCGCGGCTGATGCCGAGCGGGCCGAGCGCCGTGGCCGTGATGCTGCTCTGCCTTCAGACGATCGGGGATAGCGTCGTGCTCTCCCCCGCTTCAGTGGCCAACATGGATGGCGCGATCGACTCGACCATGGATCCGGTCGGCCCGCTCTATCTGCCCGACGACGATACGCTCGGGAAGGGCACCTCGAACGCGCCCGTTCTTGCCCAGACCCAAGATCTCACCCTCACGACGTCCTCCGGCGTCGCCCTTGCGGTTCGGGTCAACACGATCGTCCTCGCATTCTCCCACGGCTTCACCGACCGTCTCGATGGCTCACTCGTCCTCCCGGTCGTCCAGGAGAACGTCCACGCCACGGTCACCACCGGAGCGCTCTCCGGCCATACCCAGGTCAGCTTCTCCGGTCCTTCCGATCTCTCGCTGCGGCTCAAGTATCAGCTGATCCCCGGTCTCGTCGCGATGCTGAAAGCGATCTTTCCGACCGGCAACCCCCAAAATGGTCTTGGCATCGGCTCTTATTTTCTCACCCCTGGTCTCGCCGCCGGCACGACGCTCGGCCCGGTCCAGCTCAACGCCCGCATCGCCTATAACGTCGATCTGTCCTTCGCCAACAAATCGAGCGTGAACTATGGCGGCGGCATCGCCGCTCCCGTCTATTTCCCCTGGCTCGGCGCCGCGGTCGAATTCCTCGGCCAGTCCGGCACCGGCGCTGAGGATTCTCTGATCCTCTTCGGGGTGGACTACGCCCAGCGGCATACCGAGATCCTCGCCTTCGGGCTCCGCGCCGTCGTCCATCCCCAGCTGATGGCCTTCGTGGCAGGCTCCTATGCGCTCACCCGTGGTGGTCTCCGCGACGATCGCGTGTTTCCTACTCTCGGCTTCGTCGGCACCTTCTGAATGCCCCCAGATACCCCTCAAACTAACGAAACACTGCAAGGGTCCGATGGGCCCCCCCGGCCCGCCGGGTTCGATTGGACCGACTGGCGCGACTGGCTCGCCCGGTCCCTCTGGACCCTCCGGGCAGCCCGGACCGCCTGGATCACCTGGACCCCCGGGAGCCTCCGGGACGCCGGGAGCAGCGGGACCCCCGGGCCCGACCGGCCCGACCGGCCCGGCGGGCACCGGTAGCATCACGATCACGACCGTCACCATGACGAACACCTTCACGCGCCGACTCTTGAAAGGGGATCTGGTGACGGCCATCGCGTCCTGTGACGCCCCCGCCGGAGCGCAGGTCGTCGGGGGCGGCTACCATCTCGAAATCTCCCAGTTCCAGGACATCCACCAGATCGCCCTCCTGAACGACCGCCCGACGAACGATCCGCCGCAGAGCTATCTCATCCAGTTCATCGTCACCGACAACTTCGCCATGCACACTACCTTGAGCCTGACTGCCGTCGCGCAGTGCCTCGAGGTGACGCCATGAGCGAGCCGGTCATCCAGCCGTCATGGCTGACGCCTTTGATTTCGATCACGACCCAGCTGGGTGTGCCGACTGTCTTCGCCGGAGTGCTGCTCTGGTTCGTCCTCTTCAAGGTCGGCGGCGCGCTCGAATCGATCGAGCAGCACGAGATCGACCGCACGAAGATCCTACTCTCGATGCAGGAGACCTTCGTCGCCGCCGTGCAGCAGCAAGGGGAGATGTCTGCCAAGCTCTACGCCCGCCTGGAGCAATGTAAAGGAGTCTCACCATGATCCAGCGCCGCTTCTTCTTCGACGCCGTCCGCGGTGCCCTCTTCTCCGGCTCGATGAAGCAATCCCAGGTGGACGGCATGACCGCCCTCCTAGACTACGCCGAGCAGCAGGGCACCGACGACCGCCATCTTGCCTACATCCTCGCCACCACGTTCCACGAAACGGCCCAGACGATGCAGCCAATCGCAGAATACGGCAAGGGAAAGGGAAAGCCTTACGGACAGCCGGATGGCCCCTACAATCAGGTCTACTACGGCCGCGGCTTCGTGCAGCTGACCTGGTACCAGAACTATGACAAGCAGGACAAGAAACTGAAGCTGAACGGGGCGCTGGTCAAGAACGCCGATCTCGCCCTCGATCTCCAGCTGGCCACCCAGATCATCTTCGGCGGCATGATGGATGGCGACTTCACCGGCGTGGGCTTACCAAAGTATATTACTGTCTCCAACCCCCCGGACGACACGACCGACTTCTTCAACGCGCGCAAGATCGTCAACGGTCTGGACTGCGCTTCGCTGATCCAGGGCTACGCCCAGAAGTTCGCCTGCGCCTTAGTCCACTCTGCATGACCATCACCGTCGGCAGCCTGCTCGAGATCGTCCTGGTGGTCGGCGTGTTCGTCGTCGGGGGCATCATCGTGCGTGCCTATCTCGAATGGCGGAAGGAGCACACGGGCTCCTAGACGAAGAGCAGCACGCCACCGATCATCACCGTGGCCATGATCAGAAAGGTGATGATCTGCGCCACGTAATGCCAGATTCGTTCCCCGGTCCGGTAGGACGGCTCTGGGCACGTAGTCCACGGCTCCGGGTCCACCCGATCCGCGATACGGCCCAGCTTGAGGATGATGGCCGCCAGCATCAGGAAGAGCGGAAAGCTCATGGCTGACTCCTACTCGTCGTCGTCGTCGCCCCAGCCTGATCCGAAGCTCGGCTGGTGGTACGGGTTGCCGGTGGGGCCGAGCGTCATCGAGCCGCCCGGCGTGCGGTAGGTAAACCAGGTCTGGCCATCGGGCCCGAGCGTCATCGAGCCACCATTCGGCTGGCGATATTGGAAGTACGTCTGCCCATTGGGGCCGAGCGTCATCGAATTGCCGTTCGGCTGGTTATAGGTGAACCAAGTGCCCGCGTGGGCGATGGTGGCCGTCAGCACGACGGCGGCGAGTGTGACGAGCTGCTTCATGATGAGCCTTTCTGGTGCAGTCTGACGCTGCCCCCTAGAGAGAAGACGTACGCCCGACGGCCTTTGGGCGTCCATAGCGCAGATGCGCTATGCCCCTGATCCTTGTCGGCTGGTGCGGTCTGGTGCTAGAATCGATGCCGTATGAAAAAGGACGGGCGCCAGACCGCCCTTGAACGGCTCATCGAGCGGAGCGTCGAGCAGGCCCTCGCGACCTGGCTCGCTGGCCAAGCGGTCCGCGCGACCGAGCAGATGGCGCGCGACGAGCTCTGGGGTGATGAAGAGTTCCGCCGTGAATTTCTCGAAGCGGCGCGACGCGTCGCACGGGAGACACTTAGTCGACTCGGGAAGAAGGCCGGCGAATGAGCACCCCCGAAGTGCAGAGCGCCGCCCATGGGCTGGATCCGCTTTCCGAAGCCATCGGCGAGATTCGGGGCCGGCTGACAGCCGTCGAGAAGGCCCTTGAGAAGCTCGACATGACCAAAGCCACGACGAGCGAGTTGCGCGTCTGGGGCACGCTGATCCTGCTCGCAATTGGTGGGCTCTTCAGCGCCGTGCTCGGTCTGACGCTTCGGCTGCCGGGTCGCTGAGCTGGCCCCGCATGCTCTTGCGGCGTGCGAGGATCTGAAAGCACCGTCCGCAGACGAGCTGATCCGGCGTGGCATAATCGCCGAGCTGCCAGGTCTGCCGGTTGGGTGGATGCGGGGGGCATTTCTTCGCTTCGCGCCGCTGCACGCCTTCGCGCTCCAGGCGGGATAGCGCCGTCCTCATCGCGGTAAGGGCAGCCGGAGACGCCGGTAGTGATAGCGGAGCGTCAGCCGATGGCTCAGCCAGCCGACCATGGTGCCTGCGATGAACCCGAGCACGAGTCCGGTCATAGGTGGCCGTGCGCGAGTAGTCGATTGCACGTCCCACAGGTCACGTCGGCATCAATGACGCTCATCCAGCGCCGCCGTCGACCACAGAGCGTGTGCCACAGGCCGCGCCGGGCTGCATGCACCGTCGCTCCTCGAGGGAATGCGACGTGCTCAACGAGTGCCGACAGATCAGGCCGCGCCGTCGTCGCCATCCCCATGCTTAGGCAGCGGTGTTGGGCGTGTTCTTCGGGGGCTCCGGCGGCGTCGGGCCGGGCGGTGGGGTGGCGGGGGGGACACTGCCGGGCGGCTCGTTCCCGCGACCGCCAGCATCCAGCGCAGCATCAACCCCCCGCCGCCGTCGGAGCGTTTCGACCAGCTTCGATTCTCCGGGCCCCGCCGCCGTCGGGAATTCGGCGGCGACTGACGTCGTCCCCTCATGAAGCGCCGTCAGCAGCCCGGAGAGCAGAGCGAGATCTTCGAGATCGATATCATCGACGCCGCGGCGTTCGAGCTTGTCGCAGACGGCGCCTGCCGTGATCCCGAGCTCGGCAAACGCCTGCAGCGCACGGGCCCGGCTGTCCACCAGCGTCTTGGCATCCCCGGCGGCCACCTTCATGGCGACGGCCACAAATGGTTCGATCAACGACCGGGGCACCACCGAAAAAACGGCGTTCCGGCGCGCGATGGCGGCGGCGGCGTTCCGCGTGAGCACGATCAGATCATCGGAGAATCGCCGGCCATCGCGACTGACGATCGGGCGCGTCACTTCGACCGCCACGGCATAGTTGGTCTCCAGATCGTGGCAGACGCCCTGAGCCGTCACGTCCCGTTCGGTCTCGCCGATGATCCGGCCGCCGGCCCGGATATTCGTCCAGGCGTTGGCCACGACTTCGGCCAATCGGACCGATGGGCCCGTGATGGTGACGCGCTTCATCGAGCCATCATCCTGGCGCTGGCGCCGCGGCAGCGCGTAATACATCGTCCGCGCCGTCTCGGCATCGAGCCGGACCATGGTCAAGACGCGCTGCTTAAAGTGGGCCAGCGAGCGCGGATAGCGCCGCGCCGTCGTGATCTGGATATCCAGCTCCCCGCGCGTGAGCGCCTCGAGGGTGCTCGGGGGCGTCACGGCGTAGGTTTCCAGGGTGCCCGTGGCAATCTGGCGAT